CTGTACCGGCCGCCAAACTCGTGCGCCTTGCCGCTCGTTCCCGCAATCTCCACGCTCGGGCCGATTACTACGGCCTGGCGCGGCTTCTCCACGGCGTAGAGGATGGCGCGCTTGATGACCCCCTTCCTCGTGTGCGGCGGACTCCCCGGGCTTGAGGGCCCTTTGCTCCTGCGGATGCTGTTACGCGCAATCCGCCGGATGAGCGCGCCCGCGTGGCCCAGCCCCTTCACCGTGCCGGCCGCGGTCTTGCGCCTGACTCGTGTTCCATCAAAGCGCGTCTTCACCCTCACGGCATGCCGCTCCCGAGGTGCTTGGCCATGCAGCTCGCCAGGCGGTCGATCGCCTCGCCCACGTTCGCCGGGGCCGCGCCGGTCCAGGCGCTACCCCCCGAGCCGTCGTCAGAGTTGTCGGCGTAGGGGACCTCTGCAGCGACCTGGAGGTTCAGCGCGTCCAGGTACACCCATGCCTTCGGATCGCCCTGCACCCAGTAGAGGCCGTTGCCGTCAGGTGCACCCGCGTCCTCCCGCACGATGTAGATCGTGCCCTCGGCGAGCGTTCCCGCAGCCGGGAGTTCGGCGTGGGTATCCACCGCGCCGCTGATCCCCTGCGACGCGGCCGTGATCTCCGAGAGGAGCGCCAGCACCCGCCCCGCCGGGTCGGCCACGCGATCCGTGGCCCCGTTCCACGCCCCCTGCTCGTGGCGCACCATCCCGCCCACGAGATCCCCAACCAACACCTTCCTGTCCGCCATGGTCTTCTCCTACGTAAGTTCCGGGACCTTCAGTCCCACGTGCCTATGGAATGCCGCGGCGAGCCGCGCTACGGCCTCATGCACATTCGTGGGCGTCACGCCCTCCCAATCGGCCGTTCCCGCCGGCGCGTCAAACGAGCCCACGCGCCCATTCCCAGCGTCCACCAGCACATCCAGCACCGGCTTGTTCGCGTGCGTGTGGAACGTTCCGCCGCCTGTGCAGAAATAGGGCACGCGGTGCCTCCCACGGGAACGACCCTCCAAAACATCCTCATGCCCACGTGCCGCCCACGAGCGAGACGAAGTCGCCCGCGTTCCCGCGTACGCTGATGTCCTTCAGCTCCACGCGCCGCAGACAGTGCCATTCGCCCGGAAGCCATGGGACCTCGGGCTGTTCGCCCACCTTGAAGAACACCGGCCCCGAATTCGTGGGCGGGCAGGACACGTCCACGGTGTAGGTCTCGTTGCCGCCGAGCGGCTGATGGGTGTCGGTCACCGCGATCTGCCGCATGAGCACGCCATTCGCCATCGGGTGAATCCTCGGTCTCGGAGCTCGCGCCTCATACCACAAGTCTGAACGTCAGCGTCACCACGCTCGTGAACTGCCGGTACTCGTCCATGTGCTCCGCCGCATAGAGCGGCTTGTGCTCGGTCTTCACCCACACGGCCCCCGGTATCGACACGAGATGCCGCTGCTCGAAGTAATCCGCGATCTCCTCGACGAGCGCGAGCAGGGCGTCCGACTCGGCGTTGTCCACGGTGCTCAGCTTCTTCTGCACCCCGATGTCCACCTGGACTTCGGCAACGAGCGACGACCGGTTCAGCGGTGTCTTCACCATCCCCGAAGGGACGACCGTGACATGGACTCCGGCCATCTCCTCGAGACTCGCCTCCGGCACGTATGCACGTACAGCCGAGAACGGCAGCGAGAAGGAGCCCGCATTCAGCTCAGCGGTCACCGCCTGCGGGATGTCGATACTGACGGTCACTGTCCGGTCCCTTTCCCCGGCCGGCGATGCACGGCCGGCTGATGATCTTGTCGTGGAGCGAGCGCGTCAGGACCATGAGGTCCGACACGCTGGCCGTGAGCAGCTTCGTGGCCGCGGCGTTCTCCGCGATCACGGCGTTGTTCGCGCTGATGACGGACAGGAGCCGCTTGATAAGCCAAATCACCACCCCGAGCAGGACAGCCGAGAAGCCGAGGAAGCCATACTGCACGAGCGGCTGGAGAAAGAGGGCATTCGGCTCCATGCGGGTCATCCTTCCTGTCCTACGAGTTTGGTGTGGATGCGCAGGGCCCGGCGCTGCAGGTCGGAGTACCGCCAGCACGGCTCATTGCCTGGCGCCATGACCTCGTACAGATAGGCCTTCGCCCCATCGGTCTCCCGGATGCGGTCGCCTTTCCTGGGGAGCGTCACGGCTCCGCCCAGCACCAGACGCGCCGCCTCCACGATGTAGTCCCGCGATTCCGTCCGCTCGAACATGCCGTACTCGCGGCTGACCTGGAACACGGTCTTGCCAACCGTGGCCCGGATTGGGATCGCCTCGCCGCCCCGGACGTACTCGATGTCCCGCGTGGCGTGCTTCTGACGCATGGCTTCCAGCCAGGCGTTTCCCTGTTCGAGCATGTTCGGCATGGCGCGGTCCTCACTGGCTCAGGCGCACCCGGACCGTGGTGTCAGCGTCCGCCGCCGCGCGCACGGTCTTGCCGATCAGCTTGTTCGCGCCGGCCTCGGCATCGGTCTTCGCGACCTGCTCGGCCGTGTCCCAGTAGACCTGGACGCCGGCTGCGATCGCCGCGCCCGCGGCTTTGGGGAACTCGAAGACGCCCTCCACGGCGAGAGCACCGAGCACGCCGGTCTTGATGTCCAGCTTGGCGATGCCCACCAGGTCGCCCTGGACCACCACATCCCCGGCCGCCACATCCGCGGTCGGCGTGAAGTCGATCGCGCCACCCGTCTGCTTGTAGATCGCACCCATCTTTGGCCTCCTGATTTCCCTTGCGGGATCTTGGTCCCTGCGCTATGTATTCCCGCTCCCCTGCAGTTCCTTGGGCCACGGGGAGAGAGCCGCATTCCCGCCCTCACTGCCCGACACCTACAGATGCGGCTCTGGCCTGAGAGCGTCTTGCCCGGACGCTCTCTCTTTCTCCCTTCTCCCTCCGTCTACTCGCCCGCGAACTTGCACATGCCGCGGTGGTCCTGCTCCCGCACGCCGACGTCCAGGAACACCCGGAACTTGATCCCCAGCGTGTCGAAGTCCGTCTCGCCCTTCTCCACCGTGGGCGACCGGCGGCCCTTCAGGTAGCCGATCTCGAACGTGTCCACGACTCCGGGATCGCCGAAGAGATACCAAGCCTTGGCCGACGCACCGGCGTAGTTGGCGTTGGAGAGGAAGGGGCTCGCGACGATTTCCAGATCCTCGTCCGCAAGGGCGTTGTACGTGGGGATGCGGACCTTGTTCGCCGAGCCAGTGGCGAAGAAGGTGATGGAGTTCAGCAGCTCCCGCGCCGTCATCTTCAGTGCGGTCGGCACCAGCAGGAACTTCGGGCTCACGTTGATGGGCTGGTTGTCCGCGTCGGTCTGGTCCAGGAACATCTGGATCGCCGCGGCCAGGCTCTCGGCGGAGAGCACCGAATCGACGCCGTCATTGAAGTTCTTGTGGCCGACGGAGAACAGCCCTCCCGGGTTCGACAGGAGCCGCTCGAAGAAGAGCTGGTCGATCAGCCTTGCCGCCCGGGCGCCCATGCCCTCGGGCACTTTCAGGAACGCGCCGAGGTCGTCGTTGAACACCATCTGCCGCGTGAGGGTGAACACCTTGCCGAAGGTCCGCACCTGGTTCGTGGCCTTCTCCTCCCGCAGGCCGCCGGACTTCATCTCGCCATCCGGCGCCACAGGCTCCAGGTTCCCGACATCCGTCAGCTTGTAGCGCTCGCTCTCCTTGAAGTCGTTCAGCTCGCCCTCGGAGCACAGGCGCGTCGCCACGACCGGCTGCGCCTCGAAGGCCCGCAGCAACTTCTTGTTCGCGACGTTGTTCAGGATGCCAGGGAGCGACACGGTGGAGAACGCGGCACGGATCGTCTCGTTCCCGAACGACCGCGGCGGCTCCTTGCCTTCGAGCCGAAGACACTCATCGAACAGCTTCGGCAGGCTCAAGTCGCGGCCCGCGTGTGCGGCCTCCAGGGTCTGCTCGCCGTATTGCTTGACGAGCGAGTCCTCGGGGATGCCGGCCCGCAGCGCGAGCGTGGCTTCGAGCGCCTTGACCTCGTTCATGGGATTCCGCTCCTTTCGCACCGCGATGTGAACATCCGCCTGCGGCCGGCCGTCCCGCATGGCCTTCAGCACCTTCTGCCGGGTCTCATCCATGGACCACCCCAGGCGGATGGCGTCCCGTTCGATTTGCGCGAACTCGCCGGCGCAGATCTCCTGGATCGCGGACACCCGATCTCTCTCGGCCTTGACCGCGGCTTCGGCCTCGGCCTTCACGTCCACTGCCGGCGTCGGCGTGGGAGCCGGGGGCGGGACAAGCGCGGCAGGAGCACCCGCCTGCACCGGCGCGGGCGGCTGGGCGCTTGCCTGGATCTGCGCCGGCACCGTGGCCGCCGGCGCGGGTGCGGCCTCGACCTTCGG